CAGGTCCTGGATGAGGCACATGTGTCGGGCGAGGAGTGGCGCAAGGCGCGCGACAAGGCGCGCGACACGAACGAGCAGGCGGACAAGGAGATCGAGCTTCGGCTGCAGGGGCTAACCGACAGCAAGGGCCACCCTGTCGAGCCCGGTCAGTCGGACATGACCGCACGCCAGCGCAAGGACGCCATCGAGAACTGGGGTGCCCAGCGCACCAGCCTGCGCGAGCAGCAGATGGACCTGCTGGCGGGCATCCCCGAGGGGGACAAGAAGGAAGCCCTGCGCAAGGAGATCCAGGAGCTTCAGAAGTACCGCGTGGTGTCGGGTGGCGAGGTATCCAGCGACCTGAGCGACCGTCCCGAACTGGACATCGACGAACTGATCCGCCTGGCGTGGAACAGGGACCCCGCCGAGATCGCGCGCCTCAAGCGCACGGCGCCCGAGCCGACCACCTGGCAGGACATGCTGGCAGGCAAGATCCGCGAGGCCGTCGACCGCCCGCCCGGGTACGATGACGCGGCGCGGCTACAGACGATCCGCAACAAGTGGATCGTCGACACCGCCGACGACAAGGACATCGACGTGGCGGTCCTGCAGGACCTGATCAAGGCGCACGTGTACCAGATTACCGACAGCGAGGGCGGCTACTCCCCACCTGTGCTCAAGGGGGTCACCTCCCAGAAGCTGGACGAGTACGCCCAGGGCTGGCGCGACGCGGGCCTGAACGAAAACGGCAAGCCGATGGACGACCCGGCACTCGCCGCGCGGCAGCGCCAGGACTACGTCATGCACCTGGCGTCCGAGATCGGCGTCGACCCCCAGGCACTGAACACACGCATCAAGCTGCGCAACATCCCGATTGCCGACCAGACCGACGCGGCGCTGGGCTACAGTCATGCCCAGGATGTGCTCGGCCAGGCGCGCTACTACAAGTACCTGAACCCCGACGGCACCCCCAAGGGCACGCCCAAGGATTGGGAAGAGTACGACAAACTGCTGGACGCCAAGGACGCGCGCTTCGACTACCGCGTGGTCGAGGGTCAGAAGTACTACTACAAGAACGGCATGGTGGATCAGGAGACCACCGACCTGGAGCGCGCGCGGGAACGGGCCACGGCCGGCAAGTACAAGGACATCGTCAATTCCCAGCACAAGGACGACTACTACCGCTGGTACGGCGACGGCTCGAATATGACCGACGCCCAGTGGGCCAAGTACACGGCGGGCACCCTGGACATGTGGAACGACACGCCCGACGCGCGCGAGGCGCAGAACCGCAACCAGGCCATGCGCCTGTGGGCGGCGCTCACACCCGAAGAGCGGCGCACCTACGGCGTGGCCGAGGCGGGCCAGAGCCCGGTCTCGTGGCGCGGCCGAGACGAGTTTGGCAACCAGGGCTCACGCCGGACCTCGCTGGCAGCCTACATCCAGTACATCAACACCTACATGTCCGACAAATACAAGGGCCCCAACGGCACGCCGTTCCTGGGTGATCTGGACCCCCGCCCACCGACTCAACTATCCTCGTGAGGTTTCCCATGACTGACTTCGCAGCCAAGGCCAGCAGATTCACCGGCAAGCTCAGAGTCGGGGGCGGGCCGGTGCCCATCCAGCGCTGGTCCGACAAGGACCGCAAGAGCGCGCACGAGGACCTGCGCGGCGAAGAGCGCTCGAACCCCCACCCCAGGGAGAACGGGTCAGCACGCCCCAAGGGAGGGCAATAATGTTCACGCGACGCGGCAAGAAAGGTGTGAGGACACGCTGATGGCAGCCATCAACAGCAAGCACCAGAAGGTTGGCGGCAAAAGCTCCGGCAAGAACTACGATTTCAAGAAGGACGGCTACGCCCGTGGCCCGGTGCCGAAGAGCATGCAGGGCACCAAGGTTGGTCTGACCAACCACGAGGGCTACTCCGGACCCGACGTAGCCAAGGGCACCCACAGCCGCTAGACCATGACCCAACCCGCTGAGACCGCGCCTGAGTCGCAAGAACTCCCCGAGGGGCAAGCTCCCCCCTCGCCCGAGGACTCAAGCCCGGAGGACCAAGCGGCAGCCCGAGAGCGAGAGTTCCAGCGACGCCTGACCGCCCAGGGTCGAGAGACCGCCGAAGCTCGCCGCCAGGCAGCGGCTGCCCAACAGCAGTTGTCTGCCCAGACGGCCAAGCTGGCCGAACTCGACGCGGGCATCCGCCTGCTGACCGCCAACCTGGGGGAGCGCGACAAGCGCGACGCCGAGCGGCGGCAGCAGGAGATCAGGGCTGAACTGGCCAGCCTCCCACCCGCCGACCGACTTCAGCGTCAGATCGAACTCCTGCAGGGCCAGATCGACGACATGCGGACCGCTGCGCCGTCGGCGCAACCGGCGCCTGTCGCACCCGCCCCTGCTCAACAACCTGTGCAGCAGCCCCGCCGCCAGGCGACCGACGACGAGCGGCGCGCCTACATGGAGCGGCGCGTCCAGGAGATCGTGCAAGAGGCCGAGCGCACCTACGGCGTGCGTCCCGACCTGGACCAGATCCCCGACGACCAGTGGGGCAGCGAAGACGCGTTCTATCAGGCGGCTATGCGACAGGCGCAATCGCGCGCCGGAGGCAACAACGTGGCATCCAAGTCTCAGGGCGAGACCCCCGCGCAGATGCGCGACCGTATCCGGCAGGAGGAGCGTGAGAAGCTGGGCGCAACGTCCCCCAGTTCGGCGCGCCCCGCCAACTCAGGTGGACGACGCAAGGCGGCATCGGCAGACGATGTGCGCACCGCAGCCCAGAGCTACGACTCACGCCTGGGCCCCAAGGCGAACATCGAACGCATGAAGAAGCTGCGGGAAACCATGGGGTGAGCGGCACCACCGGTACGGCAACGCAGGGCGCACAGGTCAAACCCAGCTACCCCAAGCCCAAGAAGAAACCCAAGAAGAGGTAAGCTATGCCACAGGGTACGACCGGCACTGTCGCGCTGGCCCCCGAAGTCAAGGCGATGTACGACGCCGACTTCTATCTGCAGGGCCAGAGCGTGCTGTACTGGGACCAGTTCGCTGATCTCAAGGGCCCGATCATGAACGGGCAGCGCGGCATCAGCCAGAACTTCCCGATCATCGAATCGCTGCAGCCCAACCCGGTAGTGTTGGACGAGTTGATCGACGTTGCGCCGCAGCAGATGCGCGGCTCCGAGGTGGTGGTCACCCTGTCGGAGTACGGCAACGCCATCGAGGTCACCAAGTTCCTGGTCGCCACGACGTACGCGGACGTGTACAAGCAGGCGGCGTTCATCAACGGCTACAACCTGGCCGAGTCGTTCGACTACATCGCCAGGGCCGTGTTCGGGCAGGGGTCCCGGGTCTGGTTCCAGAACAAGCGCACGGCGCGCAACCAGTTCCTGGGCCAGACCACCACCGCCGACCAGATGGGCATCAAGTTCATCGAGTTGCTGAGCCTGATCGGCGCGCGCTCGACCAAGATGCCGCTGTATGAGGACGGCGCCGTCGCCACCGCCATCCACCCGTTCGTGTTCTACGACCTGATGCAGGACAACGCCAACGGCGGTCTGCGCACCATGGCCCAGTACAGCCACCCGGAACTGCTGTTCAACGGTGAGCTTGCGTACTGGGGCGGGCTGCGGCTGATCGTCACGGCCAACGCCAAGGGCTTCTGGGGTGCCGGTGCGGCAGCCACGCCCGCTGTGGCCACCACGCTGGCGTCTGCCGCCAACCCTGGCGACACCAGCATCAGCGTCGCAGCAGCGACCAACATCGCCGTGGGCCAGTGGCTGGCCATCATCGACGCGGCCGAGCCAGGTAACACCTGGTCGGACAGCAATGAGCTATTCATGGTTACCGGTATCGCCGGAACTACCATCAGCGGATTCGCTCTGGATCCTGGTCCTGGTGACGCTGCTGGTCTGCGCTTCGCTCACGCGTCGGGGCTCGCGGTGACCAACGCCAACTCCGTCTTCCCTGTGCCGGTCTTCGGCCCGAACAGCGTCACCAAGGCGTCTAGCGACTGGACGGGACCGTACGGCGAGACCGTGGTCACCGGGCCATTCGACCGCCTCGGCCGCTTCCTGACCTTCGGCTGGTACGGCATCGAGGGCTACGCCCGCACGCGCAACGCGTGGCTGTTCCGTGGGGAGGTCGGCTCCAGCCAGTCCTGAGCCATGGAAGAGCTAGCCAAGAACGCCTACGAGGCACTGCGCGAGTCGGTGCACGGCGTCAGCACCGTGTCGGGCAAGCCCCTACCGCCCTGGGAAGAGCTTGACGCGAGCGTCACCGACGCCTGGGTGGGTGCCATCCAGGCCGTCGAGGACGCTGTCTCCCCAGCGCCTGAAGAGCCGGAGCCACCAGCACCATGACCGTTATCCACGTCGAAGGCACACACGTCGACCCGCCCGCCAACGCGGCCAAGGATGGCGACTACTACGACCGCTGCCCATCAGACGGCTGTATGGAAGTCGACGCGCTTCACCGCAGTGAAGGCTCGAAGCCAGGCCCGCGCGAGTCGGTGCACGACTGGTCCATCTTCAACGCGGATGTGCGGCACGGCGGGTGTGGCTTCACGTGGACTCGGACTGCGACCGGGGGTGTGGACAAAGACCACGCCCTCGGGCGCGAGTCACGCTGGAAGACGCGTGCGGCGGGCAGGGAGCGCTTCACTTCCGTGCCGTCGGACGCCTACCGTGACAACTACGACCGAGCGTTCGGCAAGGGGGCGTATGCGCGTACGGAATAGCAGCGCCGAGCACCTGGGGCTGATCACCCTGGACGAAAACGTTGACCACACACGGTGGCCGTGCATCAGCCACCCCGGTAACATGACCTGCGAGCAGGCCATCAAAGCCGCGACCGTGCGGGGGTTGCGGACACTGGCCCCTGCTCCTTCCCCACACCAGGCGCGGCCGTTCCCGCAGCCACAGCAGGAGCGATGATTCAATTCCCCGAAGCCATCGCTGACGCCTACGTCCTCCCTGTACGTAACGTCGCCCTCCCCAGTACACCTGGCCGCACGGTCAGGTTTCTGCAAGGGCATGCCGTGATCAAGGACGGCCGTGACCTGGTCGCCATGATGCGCCGGCCTGATGTCAAGATCCACATGACTCCGTATTCGATGTCGTGGCTGGAGACGTGGATGGCCGAGGCCGGTGAACGGGTGGCAGCGGAGATTCGCATCCCCGACGATCATCCTGTGCGCGCACAGGGATGGGAGCCACCGGATGGCGCAGACGGCGCTGAGCCTGATCAGGGAGCTTAGCGAGCGCATCGGTGACGGCATCGTCGTCACCCCCGCCTCGGGCGGCACCACATCGCTGGTCGACGCGGACCTGCTGCAGTACTTCCCGCAGCCGCTGAACCAGTTCAACGGCTGGGTCTACTGCACCCAGAGCAGCCCCGACGCGGCCAACCGGGGCATCGAGCGCAGGGGCCAGCAGTGGCTGCCCAACCAGAGTACGCTGCTGCTCTACCCGCCAGGCTTCCCTGGCCCGATCACAGGGGGTGAGTATGAGATCGGCATGCGCTACCCGCGCCACCGCAAGATGGCGGCGCTCAACTCGGCCATTGGTCAGTTGGGACTCACGTGGTACCGCCAGATCGTAGACGAGACCATCACCACCCAGAACCAGACCTGGATCTACTACCCCAACCCGGCTGAGAACTGGTCGAACATCTACCGTATCGAGATCCAGATCAACACCGCCGAGGGGCAGATCGGCTACCCGTTTGCCGACGCCGACTACCTGAACTGGCGCACCCGCCGGTGGGTCAACAACCTGGGCGTCGAGACGTGGGCCATCGAGTTCGGGGTCCTGCCGCCGACCGACCGTCAGATGCGCATCTTCGGGGAGGGTTTCTACCCCAACCTGCGCAACGACACCGACATCCTGGCCATCGCTGGCAAGTGGGAGGGTGGCGCGCTGGAGTGGATCTTCGACTGGGCTGAGTTCCGGCTCAACGATTCGATCAGCAACCGCCTGCCGACGGGTGAGGCGGAGCGCATCCGCCAGCAGGCTCTGGACAGGCTGGAGCGCCAGAAGAACGATGTGCTGACCAGCGCCCCGAGCCACCAGCCAGGGCGCATCGTGACGCCTGGCCACGGCGACGCCATGGCGTTCCCCAGCCCTGAGGATTGGCGCTTCCTGGGCGCCTTCCGCTCGGCTGGCTTCCGTGCCATGTAGTGGCCGTCGTCCCCTGGCCCAACCCGATCCCTGGTCAGCCCGACCAGGTCATCATCGACGGCATGCCCCTGCAGGTCGTGCCGGGCAAGTACAGCGTCGAGGAAGCCGACCGGTTCGGTGAGAAGGTTTCACAGGGCACCCTCAAGTACAGCGACTTCAACCCCTTCGAGAACGCCTGGGCCATCTCGGAACTGACGGGCGGGGCGGGGCTGCGGCGCTACTCGGACGCGCCAGGCGAGGTCGACCGGTACATCTCGCTGTACACCGAGTCGAACAACGTGGCGTGTGCGTTCAGCCCCGTCATCCTGAGCCCGCAGGTCACCCTGAACGCGCTGACGGGGGCCACCGCACCCGCCGTGTGGATCGGGGAGGACTGGCGCTCCAACAATGCGGGCGCACCCAAGCGCCTGCTGGCCGTGGCCAGCAAGGGCGCCGACACAGGCGTATGGGAGCGCACCGGAGCGGGGCCCTGGACGCTGTGGGTGACCATCCCAGGCAAGACGGGACCCATCGGCACCGCCGTGGGTATGTACGAGGGCTACCTGGTGGTGGGCTACGGCTCGGCCTACCTGGCGGCGTCGGTCAGCCCCGCTGGCGTCATCGGCGTGGTCGAGACCGACACCGGCTACACGCCTGGCGGCAAGCAGTCGTGCTACGTGTGGGCGCACACCTCAGACAGGGCCACGAGCTACATCGCGGGCGGGCCTGCGGTCACCAACTTCAACCAGGTCGTCTCCAGCATCGACCCGCACCAGTTGTACCTGACCCCGGTGCTCACGGGGGACACCATGATCACCTCGCTGGCGCCCGGCGGTGGGCTGGTGCTGGTGTACGTGGGCAAGATGGACGCGCTGGGCTGCATCGACAACGACGCCGTGTATCACGATCTTGTGCCGTTCGATTCACGGCTGGACACCAACTGCAAACCGCTCAAGTGGCTGCTCGCCAGCGGCACCGACCAGCAGCGCGGCGCACTGACGCTGGTCTTCCCGCGCGACCGGTCCCTGTGGGAGTACGCGCCCGCCGACCAGTTCAGCGGCACGGCGAGTTGCATCGCCCCCTGGGCACAGTCGTTCAGGCGCCCGCCCAACGCGCGCGGCCAGATCACGGCCATCGTCGGCTCCAGCCGCTGGCTGTACTACGCTGTGCAGAACGCCCAGGGCTACACCTGGATCTACCGCAACGACCAGACGACCGGCGCGCCGCACACGTACATGTACCTGGGCCAGGTCACCGTGCGCGCCCTGGCCATCACCCACATCTTCGGCGCCAACCCGCTGCTGATCTTCTCCGTCGGCACCAGCATGGGCACGGCCATCCTGCCCTACGACGGCGACGCGGCGTTCGACGACCCTGCCTGCCGGTACGCCAGCCAGGGCTTCGTCGACCTGCCGGACATCGACCTGGGCTTCCCCGACGAGGACAAGATCGGCTTCGCCGTGCGCGTGATCAGCGACAACCTGGTCACCCTGGCGCGCTACCACAAGGTCGAGGCGAGCATCGACGGCGGTCCGTTCATCGAACTGGGGCTGATCAACCACTCGCCCAGCGACGAGGTGGAGTTCCCGCTCAACACCACCGCCAAACGTATCAAGCTACGCATCTGGTTCTACACCAATGACGCGGCCGAGACCCCCAAGCTGTGGGGCGTGTCCCTGCGGGTGAGCCTGAACACGCGCGTCTACAGGCTGTTCGTGCTGCAGACCAGGCTGCCGTCGGGCAGCTTCAACACGCTGGCCGACGACCTGCAGAACCCCTACCTGCAGATCCTGCACGCCTGGTACGCGCGCCGTCGCGGCGTGCCGGTGCCGTACCAGGACCCGTGGAACGACCCGTACATGGTGCGCGTGCTCAAGCTGCAGCAGCAACAGGCGCTGCGCGAGCCCGACCGCACGCCCGAGTGGGTGCTGGACTGGAGCCTGCTGGAGTTCCGCGAGGGCGAGGTCACCACGGCCGACTTCCGCTACGACATGCTGTGGACCGACGAC